GAGGTATTACTTGATTATGTGGCTGAAGGGAGATTAACTCCTGAGCAATATGAGGAATTAGTTGGTGAGGTCTATGGAGGCTAAACTTAAATTAATATTATTAATTTTAAAAGGAGGTGTAAATATGGTTATAGTATATGTAGCTTTAATAATTGCAGGTAGGAAAACTTATTCTGAAGTTCCATCAATCCTGAAAGAAGCAGTTAAAGAAGAATTAATTGCTCTTGACCTTGAGGAATTAACTGAATAACTGAAATGAAAAAAGGGATGGTGAGTGGGCAAAGGAGCTATAATTATGAAATAAGGAGGATAATATATGTCAACTGAAATATTAGCTTTTCTTTCTCCAATTGCTTCGGCATTAATTATTTGGTATGTTCAATACAATAACATCAAGAGGGATAAACGACGGGATTTAGAGCGGGAAGAAGAGAGAAAAAAACAAGAACGAAAAGATGCAGAAAGAGATAAGGAATCCAAAGAGAGGGCAGAAGCTCGTAAACAAGAAAGTCTGATAACAATGAGAATGATTAAGGCAGTTGGAAAATTATCATATGCTAACTCAGTTGCAATCAAAGAAGGAAAAGTGAATAGTGTGATGGAAGAAGCAATTGTCTATTATAGAGATGCCAGTGATGAAATGACAGAATTCCTTCAGAAGCAAGCAGTTGAGCATTATGTAAAATAGGAGGTGATAGCGTGGGAAGAAGACGTAGAAGAAAGAAAAAAATGGAATTTTCAAAGAAAATATTTGTATCTGTTTCTATAGCAGCTTCATTAGTTACTATATTTACAGGAATTATGATTTGGCGAACCAATGACTTATCACCCCTCATGTACTTAATTCCAGCAGTCTTCGCAGAGCTTGCTACGGCTACCGGATTTTACTATAGTAAGGCCAAGGCAGAGAATAAAATTAAAATTCAAAAGGGTTTAGAAAATCCAGAAGAAGGAGGAATATCGGATGGATGATAAAATAAAAGAAACAAAGGAACATGAATTAAATCAGGAAGCGTTGGAAGAATTATCAAACGGGAAAGGAGAAGATGATGAGCAATAGTTCTTTAGTATCTTATACGAGGATTTCTCCTAATAAAACGAGTCCAAGAAAAAATAAAATTGATACAATTACTATTCATTGCGTAGTTGGTCAACTTTCTGTAGAAACTATTGGTAATGTATTTGCTTCTGCTTCACGACAAGCGAGCTCTAATTATGGCATTGGTCCAGATGGCAGGATTGGAATGTATGTAGAAGAAAAAGACCGTTCTTGGTGTTCTTCTAATGCAGCGAATGACCATAGAGCAATAACCATTGAAGTTGCAAGTGATACTACTCATCCATATAAAGTAACAGCCGCCGCATATGAAGCACTTATTAAACTTTGCGCTGATATCTGTAAAAGAAACGATATCAAAGAGTTAAAGTGGAAAGGAGATAAATCTTTAATTGGTCAAATAGATAAGCAAAACATGACAGTTCATAGATGGTTTGCTAATAAATCTTGTCCCGGGGATTATCTTTATAACCTACATGGAGATATTGCAAACAGAGTTAATAAGTTATTGAATCCTATTCCAGAAAAACCATCTACTGAAAAAGTATTATATAGGGTACAAACTGGAGCATTTAGTAATAAAACTTATGCTGATAATTTAGAAGCTAAACTTAAGAAAGCCGGATTTGATACTTATATGGTAAAAGTGGGAAATCTTTATAAGGTTCAAGTTGGAGCGTTTGGAGTAAAGGCTAATGCTGATACAATGGCCAAGAAGTTAAAAGCTGCAGGCTTTGATACTTATATTACTACTGAATCAGGAACTCCCGTACAAAGTAATATAAAGGCTCCTACATTAAAGGTAGGCTCCAAAGTAAAGGTAACCGGAACTAATTATGCAACAGGTCAAAGTATTCCTTCTTTCGTTAGAAATAATACCTATACTATTCAACAGATAAGTGGAGATAAGGTCTTGTTGAAAGAGATTATAAGTTGGGTATATAAGAAGGATGTTAAATTAGTTTAAGAAAGGAGAATGGCTATGTTAGATTTCTTAGCAGCTTATTGGGATAGTGTTTTATTCGTTATTCTTTTCATAGTAGCTTTAATAGTATTAGTGAGAAAGGGTTATGGATATTATGCTAAGCAGATTTTATTCTATTTAGTAACAAAAGCTGAAGCTGAATTTGGTGGTGGAACTGGCCAATTAAAATATGCGGCAGTAACCACTTGGTTATATGAAAAGCTACCTGTTATTGCTAAATTTATATTAACTCCAAAGACTATTGATAACCTAATTGAAGAAGCGGTGGCTCAAATGAAAAAATATCTTGAATCAAATGAGCAGGCAAAAGTATTGGTAGTTGAAAATGTAATTAAATAATAAGTATATTCAGATAAAGCCTCAAATATAACTGAGGCTTTATTTTTTTTTTCAAATAACTCTTGACATTTTTTTCAATATATTATATAATATTATTGAGGGTAGAACCTCACTTAAAACACTTTTGAAAGGGGGAAATAAAATGATAAACATTGAAGTAAAAGAAGCTATTAAAGTCAATGGAGATAGAAGTGCTTTTATTAGTTTCCCATATGACAATGAATTAGTGAATATATTAAGAAATGAACCTAATAGATTTTGGCATTCAAAAGAAAAATTATGGGAAATACCGGCAAGAAGATTAATTAACTTTGTTAATAATGTGGGAAGTAGGGAAATCACGTTAACTGGAGAGTTTATTGAAGAAGTTAATCAGGTTGAAATACCTACAGGTTTTGAATTTAAAACTAAACCCTTTAATCATCAGATAGAAGGATTTGAATATGGATTAAAATACGATAAATTCTTATTAGGAGATGAACAAGGTCTTGGAAAAACAAAACAAGTTATTGATATAGCAGTAGCTAAAAAGTTAACAAAAGGGTATAAGCATTGTTTAATTATCTGTGGAGTAAATGGATTGAAATGGAATTGGCAGGCGGAAATTACGACCCATAGTAATGAAGACAGTTGGATATTAGGAACAAGATATAATGGCAAAGGTAAAGCAATTGTAGGTTCAAACAAAGATAAATTAGCCGACCTAAATAACCTACCTGATAGTTACTTCCTTATAACTAATGTAGAAAGCCTTAGAGATAAAGGGATTTGCGATAAGATTAAAGAGCTTTGTGATAAGGGAATAATCGGAATGGTAGCTATAGATGAGATTCATAAATGTAAGAATCCGGCATCACAGCAAGGTAAAGCAATCCTGAAGATATTATCTGAAACAAGAATAGCAATGACTGGGACACCTTTAATGAATACACCTCTTGATTTATTCATAGTTCTAAAATGGTTAGGATTTGAAAAACATAGTTTCTATCAATTCAAGAAACATTATTGTGTAATGGGTGGTTATGGTGGATATGAAGTAGTTGGATATAGAAACTTATCAGAATTACAGGAGAATTTGGATAGTCTAATGTTAAGAAGATTGAAGAAAGATGTACTTGATTTACCGGATAAAATCCATACTACCGAATATGTAGAAATGAGTAAAGCTCAAGCTACTATATACAATGAAGTTAAAGCCGAAATCAAGGAACAGATTGATAAGATTAAAATTAGTAATAATCCATTGGCGCAACTAATTAGATTAAGACAAGCAACTGGCTTTACTGGAATATTAAGTAGTCAAATCAAGGAAAGTGCAAAGCTTGATAGACTTGAAGAAATTGTGGAGGAATTAGTAGAGAATGGTGAAAAATGTATAATCTTTAGTAATTGGACAGATATGACTACCCCTACTTATGAAAGATTAAAAAGATTTAATCCAGCTATCATTACCGGAGAAACAAAAAATAGAGTGGCCGAGCAGGATAAATTTATGAATGATGATAGTTGCAAATGTATTATTGGAACAATTGGAGCAATGGGAACTGGGTTAACTTTAACAGCCGCTACAACTGTAATCTTCTTAGATAGCCCTTGGAATAGAGCAAATAAAGAACAAGCAGAAGACAGAGCCCATAGAATTGGTACTAAATCAAATTTGAATATAATCACTATAGTTTGTAAAGATACTATCGATGAAAGAATCGAAGAATTGATTTATAAAAAAGGCGCTATGGCAGATGCATTGGTAGATGGTAAAATAGATATTAATAAATCAGAAGTTATTGATTTTTTATTAAGCTAAGGAGGATAAGGGAATGTATAACTATGAAGAGTGTTCAGTATGTCAACAGAAAATGAGAAATTTTAGAATAAGAAGAGTCCAAGCTCAAAGACGTCAATTTATTTTAATGATGACCATACTATTAATAGTATTTGGTTATCTAATATGGCAAGTGAATAGAAACGTAGAAAGAGAGCTGGAAGTGGTAACTGTGTACAAGCCGATATTTACTGAAGTATCGGCCGAGCCTTACCAAATAAGCGAGGTTGAAGAAGTAATTGATGCACAAGAGGATAAAGAATTGTACACCTATAATATTTTGGAACTTCCTACTGAAGCTACCGGAGAATTTAAAACTTATATGGATTATCGAAAAATAACGGATAAAACATCTAAACAATGGAATTTACAGCAATTGGCTACTACAAATGAAAAAGGATTCAGGGTATTCAATGGAAGATATTTAGTAGCAGTTGGAAGCTATTATGCAAATGAAGTAGGTAAAGAGTTAAAAATAACTTTAGATAATGGCTTTGTATTTTATGCTATGGTGGGAGATATAAAAATGGACATACATACTGATGCTAATAATCAATATGTCCCAATCAATGGAAATATTGTTGAATTTATAGTAGATATTGATAAGCTTGACCCTATGACTAAAAAATTAGGAGATGTATCAAATTCAGGCTTTGAAGGAAAAATTGTAATGATTGAGGAGGTGATAAGCATTGAATAATATGTTAACAGCGACTAAGGTAGCACAGCAACTGGATATTTCAGTTCCTACATTAAATAATTGGTATAAGTGGTATAATAACCCGGAGTATGAAAAACCAAAAGATACACCGGAGTTACCGGCTTATACGCAGCAAGGAAAGAGAGGTACTCGTTATTGGAATAAGAAAGACCTACCTAAATTGGTTAAATTCAAGGAATGGATGCCAAGAGGTAGAGCTGGTGTAATGGGAGATTTTAACGCTCAGTTTTGGGGAGAAAGAGGAAAGAGGGCTCTCCGCAACAAACGTTTACGAAAAGACTAAATATTCTATATAATAATTGAACCTAAATTTAAGGAGGATAAAATAATGGCAAGAAAACAAATTTCATTAGTCGAAGATGTTAGAACGCCGGAAGAAAAGTTATCTCAATTACTTCCAGTTTATGAAGCCAATAAGTCAAAAATGGATTCATACAAAAAAATAGTTGATAAGGATAACAAAGAAATTAAGTCAATTATGTTAGGAGCTGGGCTTAGAGAATTTGTTGTAGATGATATCAAGGCAAGTTGTTCAGTTTCAGAAAGAGAAGATTTTATTGAAGAGGCTTTAATTGCAAAGCTAAAAGAAATGAAAGTCCGAGGAATAGTTAAGAAGAAAGAGTATGTTGATATGGACGCTCTTGAAAATGCTATTTACAATGGAAAGATTGATGCTGCAGCATTAGCTGATTGCCAAACTAAAAAAGAAGTTGTTACTTTAAGAGTAACCAAGCTCAAGAGAAAAGAGGGATAAAATGGCAGCTAAAAGAAAACAGCAGTCTGCTGAATATCAGAGCCAAGCTGTTACTACTTCCATTGAAGCCCATAGCCGTATTAGTGTTAAACTAAATGAAACTTTCTATACATTTGAATTTGCAGAGAAAAGAGAGTTTCCGGTAGATTTAGTGGATGAAGGAAGTATTAACTTCGAAAAAGAAAGAGAATTACTTTGGGATGAAGTTCATGCTCAAGTTGACAGGCAAGTCCAAGATGTAGTAGAGATGTTGAAGCAGGGAAGATAGATTCTTCTTGATTTAAAATATGTTAGATTATATAATATAGAGGTAATCAGTATTCGCGGTACTGATACCATAAGTAAATACTAATTATCAATAAAAGGTATGGTGAACGAGCCGCG